ACCATCGTAGTTTGTAGTTTCGTCTGTTGCATCTCCATCTAATTTGTAATATGCTACATAATCTGTTGGAATAGATGCGGTAGTATTATTATATAAATATCCTACTTCTTGGGAAGTCAATTTATCAGGATATATTCTTACATCGTCAATTTTACCTTTAAAATAGTAGTCATCACCATTCCCCCATTGTCTACCAATAGTTGTTGTTCCGCTCGGAGCAGGAAAAGATGATACAGTTCCACTAGATAAGTTGGTTGTCATTGTTAATTCTGAATTATTCAACCAAGCACTATATCCTGCATTACTATCAAATGTAAATACAATATGATTCCACCCTGAATTTACTGTAACTATTCCCGCGGTTTGGTATAAATATGCTCCATTACGAACTTGCATACTAAAATAAAAGTCTGAACCATCCCAATATAGCCCTGCACCTGCCCAAGTAGTGCTTCCGCCTATTGACTGACTCCATAATTTTCCTTGGGTGGCGGATATACTTGAATCCACATCAAACCACATAGAAATAGATTGACCAAATCCTATGTTTGGAGAGCCTGTTATATAACTATTAGTTCCATTAAACACAGCCGCTCCACCAAAATTACCATTTACTCCCCCTGTATCATTAGCATCCTCATCTAACTCATATAAAGCAATACCGTGTCCATCCCCAAATATATCCGTAGTTGATTTAGTACTACTTGCGTAGGTTTCTCCATATAGAGTAGTTACTTCTGAAGGGGATAATGCTTTGTCAAAGATTCTTACTTGGTCTATTTTACCGTGCATCGAGCCAACTCCTGTAGTATGATATTTTCCAAAACCTTCCCAAGAACCTGATGGATTAGAATTTCCTGTAGTATCTCCATTCGTTGCTACGGGAGTTGAATTTCCATTTAAATAAATATTTTTACCACTTGTACTACTTGAAGTATATACTATATGATACCATTGCCCTGTTGATATTACATTAGATGTAGTATTAAAAGTGCTTGTTCCATTATAAGTAGCAATCTTTCCGCCATCAAATATAGCTAAATACCACCAAGTATTTTTATAAGCCTCATAAATTACTCTATAATTTGATGCTGCTGCCAAACTATCAAAATAAACCCAGCAAGAAAAAGAATAGTCATTAACGGGTATTAAACTTGGAGTTTCTATATAACTACTACTCCCATCAAAAGCAGCACCCTTTCTTATATACCCTGTTATCTTTTGTGTACCACCGTTTCCTGTATAGGTTACAGTTTCAAAGTTTTGTAAAGGGTCAAATGCTGCAGGTGCAGCCTCCGCTCCTGTATTTATAAGTCTTTTATTAATCATTAGTCAAGGTTTGGTAAATAATAAGATACTACCGCCTTCTTTGTTGTAAGTGCGTTAATCTCTGCTTCTTTAGTTGCACAATCAGTTCTTAATGCCGCTCTTGCATCCAACACATCTTGAGGTGCTGAAGTACCTTCTTGGCTTCTGATTATATACCAATCTGTCTCTGCTAATTTTCTGTTATATAAACTTTTTAGGTTTGCAATCTTACTTTCTTTCAACTCGGCTACTGTTTGAGACCAAGTTTTGTCAATTACAGGATAGGTAAAAGTACTACTATCAGCATCCCATTCTAAATCTCCCAAATATTGAGTAGCTGAATTGTAGCTTGGAGAAACGATAGGATAAAAGCCAAAGGCTTGTCCATCTGTAATATTTAAGTGTACTCCGTTCTCATCTTTCCAAACTTTAGGTAAGGAAGTAAATTTCTTAATTGCACCTTCGTGTTGTATTGCTATCATAATTACGCTTCTTGAGAAATTGTAGCCCATTGTTCAGTTGAGCCATTAGTTGATACTATTTGAATTAGGTTACTTACTGTACCATCATACGTTCCTGTGATTGTCTTAACCGAAGCAGGAAGTGTTAGAGTAAAGTCTCCTGTGATTACTAAATCCTTTACCATACCCGTCTCTACACTTGAAAAGGTTAAAGTAGTATTGGCTGATAATGTTTTAGTGAATACCGCAGCAGAAGAAAAGTCTACATCACTCGCAGAGATAGTTGCGGAAGTAGTAAACTCACTACCCATTTTAGCATAAGAAACTCCATCGTCTGCTAAACTTACTGTTACATCTCCTGTAGCTTGGTCTACCGCTACTCCTGTACCTGCAATTATTGAACCTACATCTCCTGCATCATCTGAATACAGTTCAGTAAAGTTGTCGTTCACTTTGTCAAAGGCGGTTCTTAATGGGTCTCCTGTTCCATCATTTGCGGTAGTCCCAATATTAATCGTTTGTTGTGCCATATCTTTTTAAAATTGTGTTGCGTCTGCTTTTATATTTGTATTGTCTGCGGTTACTAAAGTTGTGTCAGCAAATAATAAACTACCTTCAAAATTAAATGGGTATATAATACCCCAACTATTAGCTTCGTTTACGTTTCCTGCCCATACATCGTCATAAACCTCTCCCCAAGAGATGTTATTCCTACCGTACCAATCTTCAATGTTTGCCATACCTATATAACGTATTATTTTTTGTTTTTGTTTTTATTTTTCACGTATTTAATAAGCTTACTTAGATTGGCTTTTTTTATTTCGTATGTCTTTATAATACCCATCCCACAAAGTTGTTATTTCTATCCGGATTCATATCCTCATTTGTGTTACTATAATACTCTGTATACTTACTCGAAGCATTAAAAGACATATGGTCTAGAAATCTTGTAGTATAAAAATCTGCAAAATGTCTATGTCTTTGTACTAGAAAATCTATTTCTTCTTTGCTTGGCGTTTCTGCGTTTTCGCTTCTGTGCTTAAATAAACCACCGTTTTTTATCTCATAAGCTGCGAAAGGCAAATAGTCTACCATTGCATAGTGTATTAACATAGGTTGAATATAAGAGTTAACTAAGGTTAAATAGTCCCCCTCTAATTCATCGTTTATTATGTCAGTACTTATTTTATTGTATAAATCCGTTCCAAGATAATTTTGGATATGCATTTGTTGTGCAATCTTTATAAATTGTATGAATTTATCTGTGTCAACGTTTCCGTTTATGATAGTATTCTTTACTAAGTCATCTCGTTTTATAAATAGTGCAGTTGCCATAGTTTATGCTCTCCAATAGTTATTATTCTCTCCGGCAATTTGTGCCACTCTTTTATCATTCTCTTCGAATCTCGCATCTTTTCTCTCGCTAGGGTCAAGATTATTTATCATCTTTCTTGCCTCGTTTACAGAAATTTTACGGTTATTTTTTCTCATATAGATTTTTCTCATCCAAAAGTGTTTACAATTAACTCCTCCTTTGAATAAAAATGGATTATACGAGTTAGATCCACCCTCTCCAAAACCTTCATTAACAGACAGCTCTTTATTTAAATCCTCAACCCTATATAGTTTTTGAGCTTTTACCATCTTTTTACAAAAGTCTCTACTGTTTTCACTTACCGATAACGGCGCATATTGATACCGGACTTTGAATAAGGATGTGTCTTGTTCGCTACTTTTACTAGGTGTACCCTTTATTACGTTTGCGAAGTTCATTATACCCTCTATATGAGCGTCTCTCTCGTGGTCTGCCGGTCTTTCGTCAACTAAAACGTATTCCTCGCTTAATTCCTCTCCAACGCTCTCTAAAGCCTCTAAAACGCTTTTACGCATTTCTTCCGCTGCTTCTACAGGTACACAATTAGGTACTTTCTTTCCATCTTTTGTTTTCCAACCTATCATTTCATATCCTTCCCAACAAGGTTCTTTTAACTCTTGTTCAGATAGTGATAACTTTTGTCCGGTTTCCTCTTCAACTTGCTCTTTAGTCATAGCGTTATCAAGTTCTGTAAACTCAATAGGTTGCAAAGTCTTAAAGTATAGCCTTAGTGATATATCATTAAACGCAAGTATTTTATCGAAAGCGTCAATTAAAAGATTTTGAAACGGTCTTATTACAGTATTATCCATCAAATTAGAAGCCGTTTTAAGCTCTTCTGCGTTGTTTCCGAGACCGGTCTGGTCTTTTATGCCTAATAGCATAGGGGAAACTATCCTGTGGCTTACCATTATCTTTCTCATCGATTCATCTGAAAGGAATTGATATTGGTTATGAGCATCGGATAATTGTACAGGCTCTATACTTGCAGATTGGTCGTTATTATCATTAAATGAGAGTATAAATCTACCGGCATTAGACGTTCCGCTAAACTTGTCTTTTATTCTACTCTCTATCATTTGACGTTCCTCTTCCGTAGGTACGCCGTTATTAAAGTTAATTAACATAGATGGAGCTAATCCATTCATTATGTTATTTAAGTGGTAGTTTGCAATCTCTTCCTCTAGTTCCGAATATTGTAAGCCACCTTGATAATCTACAGGGGAGTAATAGTAGTAACCGGTCTTATATGGCTTTACATATAAAATCTCGATACCCTCATTACTGAAACCGAATGCAGGTATACGCTTTAGGTTATCTTGTGGCTTTACTTTAGACCAATTCGAGTGATAAAAATAAGCTTCTATATCTCCATCCTCGTTACACTTTTCCGCCCTTAGGGTTTCTACAGGGAAGTGTTCTACTTGCACGATTTGAGACCTATCTTTAGAATAGATAACTTGCATAGAGCATTGACCCATTAACTTTAGGTCACTTGCTAACTTTTGTACACAATCGTTTCTAAAAAGACCTTTCATCTTAGCATAGCCATCCGGATTTTTATTAGAATCACTAGCGTCTAAACCTTCTCCAAATATTAATTGCGATATGCCGTTTATAGCAGCGTTATTGGTAGGACTTCCGTTGTAACGGTCTATTAAATATTGAAAATAATTGTTATCATCCCCGTATGAGACGTAATCCTTATTCTTTTCCTCTTTTACTTTAGGCGATGTGTATGTGCCTAATTGTACTATTTTAATGCTCATAAGATGATATAATCGTTATCGTATGTCGTTTCTGTGTCATAAACGTCTTTATTGATAGTATAGTAGTCATTACTAGATTGGTCTACAGTTTGGTCGGTGCAAAATACTTTGTCTTTGTATATAGTAGCTCCCGAAGATGTAAGTTTTAAATCATAATAATGTCCTTCTTTTAGAGAAAATGATTCAGATATAATATTGTAATCTCCATCTTCTGTTAAGGTTATGTCACTAAAAGTAGTAACCGTATTTGTTTGGTCATCTCTTAATGTAAGGGTAGCCGTAGTTACATATTCTCTAGGAATCACTTTTATAGTTTGCGCTCCGGATGAGGTGCTTAATATTTTCATACTAATATAACGCAATAAAAATCTTTTTTGCATAAAAAAAGGGTTACATTTCTGCAACCCCTTTAAAATCAAATGAAAAATTAATTATGGTGCTACTTGTGTTGCACTAGCAGCTCCCGTAACTACTGTGGCGGTTACAAAATAAGCAGGGATAGTTTCCTGTGCAGTTAATGTAAGAGTAAATCCGCTAAGGTCTCCCATAGCAGCTCCCGTTACAATAGTTCCGCCACTTACTTCCGCTCCGTGTACCGCACCTACTAAAAGATAGTTTCCGTTGTAATCTTCAACGAATACGTGTGGTCTAGCGTGTGCAATTAATTTTAACTCCTCTTGTGTAGCTAAATCAAGTTTTGTTAAAGTTAAATTCAAGGTTTGCTCATAGAAAACTGTACCGTTCTCAGTTGAGGCATTTATTGTTTGCTCTAAAGAAGAGTTACCTTTTAAGTCAAATTGGAATAAGGTAGGTGTACCGCTGATCGAATCAACGTTTCCGCTAGTTACTGTTAAAGTACCTAGAGTGTCGTAATCAGCAAAATATACCGCCTTTAATCCACCTACTGAATCTCTACAGGGTAAGCTTCTTCCGGTTGTTAATGTACAAGCCATATTTTAGGGTATTAAAAAAGGGCAGGTAGGCTTTTCGGCTTACCCACCCTCTAAGTTAATTAATTGATTATTGTTTATTATGGGTTATTAGCTGTGTTAGCAATACCATAAGTTATGATGTCCTCTACATTTCCGTATTGAACTCCGGCAGTAAATCTCATAATTACTCTCGCATTTTGAGAACCATCTAGGTCAGCCATATCTAATACTTTTACTTCGTTTTGGTCAGAAAGTAATCCTGTTCCAAAGTATAAGTTAGATTTTTCAGCAGCAATAGCATCGTTATCAGCAAGACCATTAGCTACGAACAATTTAACGCCATCAAAAGATAGTGCGCCGTTGTTCCACCATTGAGTACCTTGAGCGTTAACCCCGTTTGCACCAAGTCCGGCTGCTCCGAATCCACCTAAAGCTCTTACATAAGCTCTTGCGATATTTTGAGATACATAAATGTATAAATCTTCACTTCCATAAAGAGTAGAAGGAATGGCGTCAACGATTTTACCTAATTCAGTAATTACGTTAGCAGCAGTTACAGTAGTACCTGCAATTTCGTTTGCAACAGGCAAAGCGGCATCTGCCCCTAATAGTGTAGCTATTCCATTAAACTCTCCGGCATTAGCAGTTACTCCACTCCAAATGTTTTGCTCAGTTTTTTCTGCAACTTTAGCCACAACGTGAGCCAATAAGAAATCAGCAAATTTTGGTGGTAATTGGTCGAATGCAGAGAATCCTTGTTGAGCAGCTTCCCAATCTGAATGGAAATCTGATTTACAAAGCTCTAAGTTTACTTGAAACTCTTCCGGTTGCAAAATTCTCTCAGTAAGAGTAAGCGTTCCGGCATCTGTAAAGTCACAAGAAGCGTTTCCGATAATTCCACTTGTAGAAACTTTCTTTACTACTTCTTTATATTTTACATTAGGCTTAACAGTGATACCACCGTTATCGATAGTGGCTCCTGATAATAGGGCAGCGGAAATGTACTCCTGTGCAAATTCCCCTGCATATGTAGTAGTTATACTAGGTGTTGGCATTTTCTAAAATTTATTTGTTAAAAAGTTTATTGAATACTTTGTCATACGTTGTATGAGCTCTATTTTGCGAAATTTGTCTCATTTTTACATCGGTTTTCGCTTCCGGATTGTGTTTGATAGGTTTAGATGCGGGAGTCTCAGAAAGCTCTTGTTTTACTTCCTCTTCCACCTTCTCTTTAGCTAGTTTTTCCTCTTCTTTTTCTTTCATCTTTCCTAGCTCATCCTTAACATATCCCAACTCTTCTTTCATTTCCTCAATCATAGGACTTACTGCCTGTACAACTGCGTCAACAATTTGAGTCATTTCGTCTTTGTCCTCTTCGAGATTCTCTTCTACAACCTCTTCAGATAACTCTTCCGCTTCCGGCTCATCTTCTTTAGCTTCCTCTTCGGGAGCTTCCTCAGATTTTTTGCTACCGGTTGCGACTTCATCGTTTGACAAATCTTCTTTCATCTCAGCTTCCTCTTCTTTAGCTTCGCCCATAGATGCGATTACCCCTTCCTCTTCGACTATTAGTGATTTACCATCTTCGAGTGTATACTCTCCAATAGGCATAGGCACTTTTTCATCTTCGGTTACGATAAATACGCTCTCTCCGGATGCAAAACTGTCAGCTTCAATGATTGTTCCATTTTCTAACTTCATTTCTTCTAGCTC